GCCGTTGAACTCAAACAGAAGTGCGATGTACTTCTGTTCGTCTGTCGAAGATTCGACGAGAACACCATTGACTTCTTCCTGTCCCATCACCTCAGTTTCTACGTCCTCTGGTACAACTGCAGATTCGAAATCTCCCTCATAGCCGGAATTGCTTGTCAATACGGCATACGCTGTATCATCCGCATAAAATGTGTTTGACTCTCCGGACGGATCAAGTGACATACTTACTGCTCCCGGCCATTTCTTTGGCGTACTGTATGTACTCTTGATCGTTCCATCCTCCTGCTCCGTCTCTGTGATAATCGCATAATGTGTATTTTTCAATCCAAACTTAATCTTATTTTTTTCTTTACCCATCTTTATATTACCTCGCTTCCTATATGGTCTTAGCTTCGTATATGGTCATAAATACTTTCTGCTCGTTCTCGAACTCGTCTGTCATGCTCCACGGAATTTCTGCTTCATTCAAAGCATCTTCGATCATCGCTTCTAGCTTCTCATTCTTCTTCGTACTGTACAGCACCGCACGCATGGAACTAATCTTCTGATACACCTTGTCATCTGCGAAGAAATTACTATCCGCATGGCATGTGTATGTGACGTATGGTACTTTGGTGCCTACAGGTGCATGGTCATAGTGTACAGTCACACCCGGTACCGACAAGACTTTCTTTACATCTGCAATCGTCATCCTTTTCCCACCTGCCTTTTGAATTCTTCCGGAAACTCATCCTGCGCCCATGCTTCTACTGGAGCAATATGTTCGTGTGCAGCGGCGTGTCCTCGCACCTCTCCATTGATGATGATGTCATGTCCATTCTCAAGAAGATGTGTCAGCTGATACTGCTCGTTATACACAGTCATTCCTTCCGATGTTTTCTTGTACTTCCATCCATTTTTGTACTTTTTCCCTTTTGTACGCTTGTTGTTGGGAGATGTCTTTTTCAGCTTCTTTACAGCTTCCTTGGCTGTATTCTCCGCTGCCGTATCAACCGCAGTGTGCACATGATGCTCAAACGTTGAAAAGATTGACTGTAATTCCATATCAAGCTGTCCAATTTTAATCGTCTTGTTCGACATACGTCACCCCTGCTTTCTCCTCTGCATAAAGCTCGATCGTATCTGAATCTGTACGCTCATATGTACGATAGATCCCATATACTTTGTCTTTGTACTTCACAAGCTCTTCGCTGTTGTAATTTACCTTGTCTGTATCAAAGCGATACTTCGGATTCATACCGACCTGCCCGGCTTTGAAGAACTCCTGGCGATCAACAGACTGTACTTTGCATATCACCGGATGTTTGATCGTCTCTGTGATAATCGTATTCCCGATATCATCCTGGTCCGTCTTCGTTTCAAGCAATATGATTTCGTCATCCATCTTCTGTCCTCGCTTTCTGCGACAACAGGCGGTTATTCAGCGCATACCGGAGCATCCGCGGCATACCCTCGCCGGTTGTCCGCTGCCGCCATTTCCACGCGGCATAGCTTATGATCAGCTCCTCATCATCTACAGGCGGCTCCGGCGGGAAGGTGATACCCTCCCGCTCTATCTCCGTCTGTGCTGCCTGCAGATACCGTGTCAGCCGCTGATCGTACACCTCAGCCGATATGCCGAGGTCAATCTTCAACATCGTCAATCTATCTGCATCTGTCATACGCTACCTCTTATTCCTTTGTTCCTGCTGCCACCTTGGCATTTACTGTATCGTCCGCAAAGGTCATGTCGGCTGTCGGCTTTGTGCCGGAGATGCCGATTGCTACAAATCCCTCTGCGATTGACGGGATACCATCGTATCTTGCAGTCCCTTTGAAAACAGTCTGATCTTCCAGGAACTTCACATGCTCGGACTGTGCGATGCTTGTACCCTCACGCTCTGCAAGCAGATAGAGGTCCCCATAACCGCCGACAATCACATTGTCCGGGATGAAATCAAGTGTCTCGATGGTGCCGCCGATGATTGGCATGGTGTCGTTCATGCCTGTCGCAATAGCACCGGCCGCATTGAAGGAAAGCGCCTCTGATACAAGCGTTGTCTTCGTCGTCTCGTTCATTGCCCAGAATCGTGTACCGGTCGAATACTTACCCTTTGCCGCACCGGACGCTTTGATGATCTCCTTGAAGAGCTCTACACCGGTCTTGGCAGCCGCAATCGACTTGATATTTGTTGATGACAGATCAACCCATGTACGTGCAGTTTCCGGGTAGCTCTCCGGCTTTGTTGCCTGTGCAAGGCGTGTCACGATACCAAGCGGCATCTTTGTACCTTTTCCGTACAGGATTGCCTTATCGAGTGCCAATCCAATTGCCTGTCCAAGTGCTGTAACGATCGTCTCAGCAAGATTGACATCGGAATCCTTCAGTACCGCATTGTTGATTACAAGATATCCGCCGACCTTGTAGCCGTCTACTTCTGTATTGTTGAACGAAAGCGAAAGCTCGTTCAGCGCGGCGTACATCTCTGTCCATACACCCTCCGGGATGGTGCCCTGGATGTTCTGACGTGCCTTTCCCGGTACGCTCTTTACGTTGACGTACTTATAGAGCTTGGAATATCCCTCGATATTCTCACGGAGCAGTTCCAGCATTACATCCGGGATAGTAAGCTCCGCATTGGTAATTGAGCGGTTTTCTGTGCCAAGTGTACGCACACGCTCCAGGAAGGTATGTACGTCCTCCCGCGCAAGGAACGCATCACGCTCCTGATTGTTCATTCCAAAAAACTTCTTTCTTGTGGTCATTGTCTTCACTGTATCTTCTCCTCTCTTTGTTGTATCTGCTGCCGGTGCAGCCTGTCTCTGTTTCTCCTCCAGATCAGCAAGCTCTTTCTCTGTATCAGATACTTCCTGTTCCAGATTCCGGACGGATTCCTCATTTTCCGCCTTGTCCTTCTCGTACTGTTCGACTTCCTGATTGACCGCCTCCTTCTCTTCCTCAGTCTGTGCTTCGTCGATGGCTGCCTCAAGCTCCTTCTCACGTGTTGCAAGCTCCTTTGCCTTCTCACGTGCCTCTGTGAGCTTCTTTGTGACTTCGCTCAGCTTCTTTCTGAGCATAATTGCTTTTAACATGATTCGCTTCCTCCTTTTAATTTTTTCTTCATGTCAAGCTTCCACACCTCGGTCTGTCGCGCCCGGATGGTATCTGCATCCTTCTTTCGCGCATTGACACTTGTCTCTTCGTATGCCGGGAAGGTGCATACCGACACCTCATACAGTTCCACCTTCTTAATTGTCCAGTGTACGGATCCGTCCTCGCGGGCTTCCGGCTCTTCGTCCAGAATGTCAAAGCCGAAGCTGCACTGATCTACATCGTGACGTTTCACTCTGGCATACAGGTTCATCGCGTCCGAATCATCCGGATTGATGTCGATATGCCCCCAGAGTCCGCGTTCATCCTGCCGCAGTGTCAATGTGCCTGCTTTGGTTCTTCCGAGCACAAGCCCTGTATCATGGTTGATCAGTGCACGTACATCGCCGGATATCGTATCTGTAAACGCCCCAGGCGCTACACTCTCACTCATCCCCGGCATAATGTTATAGGTGCTATTAAAAACGGCGAAGTAACCTTCTATCGAAAGTGCCTCGCCGTCTTCCCGCGTATTAAATTCCGATGCGACAGATCGTGTCTGTCGAATATGTCTATCCATTGTTATCTCCCTTCTGTACCAGTTTCTTCTGTGCCGCTGCCATATCCCACGGGATATAGTTTTCAAGCACCCTAAGTTCATCCAAGCCTTCCTTTGGTGACATGCCGATCTTGTCTCTTACTTCATTTCCGGTTACAAAACCCCTGTCGGATAAGGAACCGAACACGCTTGCAATCGTCGTCAGGTCCCAGTCCATCACGGACAGTACATTGAACTTGATGTACATATTCGGACTGTAGATCAGTTTCCGCGTCATCTCCTGCTGTAAGCCTGTCACGATTTCTCGTACCTTGGTCTTGACAAAGTAATTCCATTCTTCCTGCTTGTACTCGCCTACGCCCAGTACAAACGACGGAACACCAAGGATTGCCGCGACTGTCTGCTTATCCAGCTTCACATTATCCGCAATTGCAAGATCGGATAATGAAAGCGGCTTGACCTGGTTTATCTCAAACTGTTCCGCAGGTATCAGCCACGGTGCTCCGGCTTCTCCGGATGTCATATACTCGTCTATCAGCTTCTTTCTGCCCTTCGGGCTTGAAAACTCTTCTACCATGCCATCTACCTTGATGATCAGTGATGGCTTCCATTTGCTCTTCATAAAAGCGTTTGTAGTGACCTGTGCCTGCCGCAGGTTATCCGCAACATCCTTAAGCTGTGCTGTCACGCCCTGCCCCCGGTACATGTATGTCTTGTCCGGATTATAGACGAAATGCAGCACATCATCCGGCTGGTATGGGATGCCGTCAATCAGTATCCGGTAATTTCTATAGTCGCCCTGATAAATGACTCTGCCTGCTGCCACCGGCTCCATATCTGCTAGATAGCCGTCCTCTGTATAGACCTTAACAACCGAATTGCCTTTGCCATACAGGAGCAGGTTCATCACCACCGCTTCTATGAACGTCTGCCGTGTCATGGTGCTGCATGGATTGATGTCAATTTTTCTCGACAGCTCATTGATCACACGCTCGTCGCCGCGTTCGGTGTTCTGCATGATATGAATCGTCATGGCTCCGATAACTTCCGCAATCTTCCGGCAGGCGGCTACAATCTCCGGATTCTGGTCTAATGATGTATACCCGGTACCGCATAACAGATCATATGCTTCGTTGCTTCCGATCATCACCGTTGACCGCTTTCTTCTTGCCTTTTTTAGCGCCCGCTGGATGGCGTTTTCTTTCTTACTCATCTTCGTTCTCACCTCCCCACCAGCTCTTTGATTTCTCACTCTTTTCAAGTGAATTCAAATATCTGACGCACGCAAACACGCTCGAATCAAACAAGTCGATACGTGCCGTCGGTTCTATCTTCTCAAATTGGATCATGTCGTCGGTCTTCTCAATCGCATGCACGTTTTGCACGCAGTACTCATATGCATCTGAGTGCAGGTAGTACAGCGTTCCATCTTTGGCAGATTTCTCAATATGCCGGAATCCTTCCGACTTCACATAAAAGTACTGTGGCTGGTCAACTATACGGAACCCTGCTTTTTTCATCTGGATAAAGTACTCACGTGCAAACTTCTTATCGTGGCCAACCTGCTTGATCTTAAAGCCTTTGCTCCGCATCTCCTTGAACCAATTTACAATGTCACTGACATTGACCGTTGGCGTGTTACACATGGTCAGCCAGCCATCGTCCCGCCAGCCAAACAGCGGTATGTTGTCTTCATCTGCTTTCCTTGCTGCTTCCACAACCGGGAAGAATGCATGCGTGATAATGATATCCACGCCCTTGTAATGTCCGAATAGTGCCGCTGCCGTGAGATCATGCAATTTCGACAGGTCGGCACCACCGTACCAGTCTATATTAAGCTTTGCGAGCTCCTCTATGCTCCAGGTATACTGCTTGTCTGAATTTTGGAACTCTTTTATATCAAAATATGCCTTCATCGCCGTGGTATATACATTCAACTGGCGGCTTAGAAAATCCTTCCGCTGTTGCGGATCGTTCTGTGCCTGTATGGAATCGTTCATGATAGCTTCCGGCCGGATTGTCACACCATATCCCGGATTTGCCTTTTCATGCTGGATTGGATTGGTAAAATCTACATTTCCCTTTTCGTCCTGATCGGCACGAGATACAAAGCAGAACAATGTATCGTCCTTCACTATGCCATCCAACACTTTGTTTGCATATTCCAACCGGCGATAGCAGAATGAATTCATGTTATCGCCCGCAGTTGTGATACCGATCATCAGCTTGTTCGTGTATGCTGCCATTGCCTCCTTGAATCGGTTGTACTGCGATGCACGCTTGAACGCATGCACCTCATCCGCGATGGCTATGTTACAGTTGAATGAATCCTGCGTGTCCGGATTGCTGGCAAGTGCTTCGATGTACAAGGAACCCTCCGGCTCTTCATTCTCGTTGTAAAAAGTGTACTCGATGGAATGCTGTGCATTGTTATTCAGCACCTTAAACTCGTTTATCATGCCACGGTACCGCAATGTATGCAGGATGTCGTCAAAGCTCTGCTTCGCCTGCTTCAAGGCGGCGGCCACAATATAGATTGTCGCTCCTGATCTTCTTTCCAGAAGGCCAAGTGCAAACGCAAGCGCCGCCACAAACAGCGTCTTGCCCTGCTTTCTCGGAATAAAAATAAAGGCCTCTTTGTATCGTCTGATCTGAGTACCTTTATAGTAAAATCCTATTAAGTTATATACGATGAATATCTGCCACGGCTGCAATATCAACGGAGTATTCCGCAGAGAGTGCCCTTGCAGGTCCTCTCCCTTCACGTGAACCATTACCCGCTCAATGATATTGATCACAAAATCCGGCTCTTTCGTGTGCAGCTCCAGATCATCACGTTCCAGATCGTCCAGGAATCGCTTGCACTCTCGTACATTGTTTCCGGCAATGATCTTTCCCGCAACTACATCCCTGGCATAGTCGATCGCTACCTGCCTATACTTCTTAGCTGCCAATGTCCCGCAGAATATCTCCTAATGCCGATGTCTTCTTGGTTTTGATTGCAGATTCATCAATCTTTTTCAGCCCTGCCGGTGTGAGCCCAAGATCACGCCAATACGCAAGCGCGGATGTATTCATGTCGCCCCAGCTCACCAACAGCGGATTTTTGGTCATGTTGGTACTTCCGTTTTTGTTCGTATGCTCCACTACAGGTTTGGCACCGGTTTCGACGTATTCCTGATAGATTTTGTCACGCTCTGCAAGTATATTTGCGAGCGTATCGATCATCGGAAGAAAAGCATCCCGATACGTGCCAACCGCCTTGGCTGCTGATATTATTCGATTTTTCCATGCTGTCTTTTTCACCCGGTTTCCCCCTTTCTCAAAAAATCCTGCGTATTTGGAAAAGGCTCCACCCACCGTTCTATCCTCCGGCGCTCCAAAAACGCTAGAGAGGGGGGAGTCTGCTGCCATATCTCTTCTTCATACGCATTTGTAACTGCTTTCCCTGTGCTGTCAGCTCATGCGAATCCCTGTCATGCATCTTGTTGTGGCAGGACTGGCACAAGGTTATCAGGTTGCAGTCGTTGTATCTCTCATCCGGATAGTATTCAACCGGGAATACATGATGCACATGCTCTCCTTGTCTTCGCTTTCCGTAGCGTCTGCACTCCTGACACTGATATGCATCCCGTCTCAATACGGATGCGCGTTTCCTTTTCCATCTGGTATCGTTATACATCATTCTTCCTCTGATTTCTTCTGAAGGACATCGATTGCCTTTGTGATTACTGCCGGGAGCTTTACGCCCATAAGTCCTGCGTTTTCTACCAGTGATATCGTTTCATTTGCGATAAATGCAATCACAACCGCGTCGCGGATATAATTCGTTCCAATCACAAGATCTAATCTGTATGCCACGATCACGAACACAAGTGTCATGCACTTTCTGCATAAGCCTTTCCATCCTGCTTTGCTCTCCAGGCTTCCGGTATCTGTCTTGTTGCTTTTGTGGAACACTCCCGCTACAACCAAACCGGATACATAATCAATCGCCATGAATATGAGCAAAGTTACGGTTCCCGCATCCCATCCACCAAATACCGAAGCAATCGCAGATCCAATCATTCCTACTGCTGTACATATCGTCTGTTTCATCGTCTCTCCTTTCTACGCAAAACAGCAGCTATATGTTTCCATACAACTGCTGCCTTCGTGTCTCTCAAATATCTTATGCTATCATAATATCACTTAAAATGTCCCCTGAGTACTCCACTTTCATTTTTTCTTAAAACTTCCGAAGAATTCTCTCACTCTTATGTATAGCTTAAAAAACAAGTATGAATACGTCTCTCTTAATGCAAGTCTATAAAGCATCTGATCTTGCAACGTCAGGCTCTCTACAAATTCCTTTTCGTTAAAGTAATCAATATATTCCTCAATGATCTCATACTCCGTTTTCATATCTTCTCACTTCACTTTCTTAGATAACAGATAGTAGAACTTCCGCCGACTGCGATAGTATAATGCACGCGATGCTGGCATCCCACGCGCTTCAAGCACCGGATATGTGCACTCAGCATCTGTTACTCCCGCAAGGATATACTGTGCAAGTTCCTTGTTTGCTTCCACTGTCGTATCTTCAATCACCTTACATCTCTTGCTTAGTTCTGCTGCCTTGATCGCTGCGCTTGCCGTTGGGTTCGACAATCCACTTCCTGTTGCTCCGGTTTCATGCGACCGAAGTCCTCGCAGTTCTCGAATCTCTTTTATCCAGTCCGGATACTGCATACAGTAGTGGTACAATTCCAAGAATCTATGCTTCCCAATGTTATAGCTGGCGACCGAGTTTCTTTGTCTCACCTTTCTCACGCTCCTTTATACTTTCTGTGTGTACTCCAGACATATCCAGCCTGCACCACTTTTCAGCTTTCCCCATTTCTGCCCGGATACTGTCTTTTCCGCCACAATCGTATATACGCCCTTGTCCCGGATCACTCCGATTATTGCATTTGCTGTACCTGCATCCTTACGAATATTCAGTGCCGATGCTGTGACCTTAACTCTATATGTATCTGTCTGTGTCTGCTCTGGTTGGACTGCTGCCTGCTCCGATTCCTTTGTTTCTCCAGCTGCATTCTGTTCTGTATTCATTCCAAGTCCAAGCGTCGCAAGGATTCCTTTTGCATATGCTACACCAAACGCGCGGCACTTCTCTTCTGTATCCGCTTTTGCTGCATCAGCTTTATTATCTACAAATACACCCTCGCAGATAATCGCCGGGCATTTCGTCTGTCGAATAAATCCAAAATAATCACTTCCGTAGGCGTTCTTTTTTGTCTTTAAGCCTCGGCTTTTCTGCCCGATCTTCACAACTTCTTTCTCTATGTTCTGTGCAAGCCCCTTTCCTTTGCCACCGTTCACACTGTGCCATACTTCGAAGCCTTCTCCGCCGCCTGCATTGTTATGTATATCAAGTGCCAGATCTGCGCCCCAATGATTGCACATTGTTGTCTTTTCGTTGATTGAGCTATCAATATCTCCAGTTCTGCTAATCAATACATCTACGCTGTGTTCTTTCAGATAATCACGGCATCCCTTTGCCATCTGCAGATCAATATCCTTTTCTACAAGATACTTCACTGCTCCTGGATCACTCCCACCATGTCCTACTCCAATATATACTTTTGCCATCTCTATATCCTCCGATCATATACTCTTGCATTTATATGCTGCTGTTCTTCTTCGTTCCACGCATCCAACAGGCGCCGTGCTGTTTGATACGCTATAATATAGCTTTCGCTCCTGCTGCCTCCACTGTCCTTATAATACTCATTCAGGAACTCTAACAGTGTCTGCTCCCTAATCTTCTGTGTCTCAGTCTTTCGCTCAGCTTTCCAATCCAGCTTTGTACCGCAGTTATCGCAATAGTGCACGCTGCTCCAACACATTTGATCTAGTATTTCTCCCCGATTACCAAGATACCACTTTCTTTCATGACAACACGGACATACTGCAAGCACTCTTGGATTGCCGTGTGTATCCTTGTATCTCTCATCAATCTCAATTAACAGCTCTGCCATATTGTCCGGTTCCCCGGATTCTCACCCCCTTCCTTCTTTAGATTTATGATATATTTTCTTAGTGCCAAAATAAAAAAGGTACCAACCAATGAATACTGGTCAGTACCTTTCCTTTTCTAGTATTTACTTGTTTTTCTCGATGAATTCTCTCATCATCATGCTAAGCTGTCCGGCTTGACTTACTCCAGCCTTCTCACATGCATCTGCAAATGCCTCTACCAGCTCTCGCTTCAGCTTATATGATTTGCTTATCAAGCCAGCTTTTGCATTCCACTTGTCTTGCGGTCTAATCTTCTTTTCTTCCATCGTGCACCTCACAATATATATTTAATCCAATTGATGCCACACTCAATACAAGTGCTATTGCAATTGCCGCATCCAATCCTTTTCTGATTGCATAGTACACAAGAACCGCCGCCGAACAGGTGCTAATAATTGTTAATACTTTTCTTATAGACATATCTTCAAAAATGGCTTAGAATAAAATTAGGCGGTGGGTGGGATATTCCCACCGCCTGTGCCCTTACTTGAAGAAGGTTTCGTAGATCAAGCATACGATGGTTGCTATGCCTTGCAGGATGCCTGTTACGATTGCGACCTTTTCAAGTTTGGGCTTTTTCTTTTGTTTTTTCTTAGCCATTTCTTATTCACCTCCTTACAAGTATTATAATATCATACGGTGTACCGTATGTCAATACTTTTTATATAAAAAAGATGAAAATTTCTGACCAGTATTCACTTTTCAATGTGCATCTTTATCTAGTATTTACTAGACTTTACAGGTAATTCTTTCCGAAGATTTCGCGGAAGTTCTTATCTGGATAGCGTTCCTCAAAAGCTTTCTGTGCAGCTTCATGTATGATCTGCATATAGTCGCTGTTCTGGTGTACCGCATCCGGTCCCGTTCGGTGATGCTCCGGGCAAAGATAAACCTTCAGTCCATATTTTTCGGACAGTTTTCGGTTTGGTCCTCCAAAGCAATGATGCTCTTCAATCGTATAGCCCTGCTGCCGGATTCCGAGCAGATTGCACATGTAACAACATCCGTCTTTGTTCTGCATGATCGATCTACTCATGATTTCCCTCCTTGCTTTACTATCTCGATTGCATCATCCAAATTAACTACAATCTCTCCGCCCATGCCGGTATTCCCGAATCGTTCGTATGAGACTTTCTTTAGTTGCCCTACTACTTTGTCAATGTCATAGGCGGTAGGCTGGCTTTCAATAATTCCGACCAACGCAGTCTGCAACACACAAGGATATTCGGCAACTGTCAATATGTTCTTCAATTCATCAGCATCAATCAATCTCATTTTCATCACTCCAATCTAATTTCTGTCCGCACTGATGGCAGTAAACTAAATCACTTCTGATTATTCTTCTATCGCTTCACTCTCTGTCATATTATCCCTCGCTTTCTAATAACTCTGGATTGTCAAATATATTGCCGATAACTTCTACGCATTTTCTTTCTTCCGTATAAAATCCTAAGTTACAGTAACAACCCCCACTTTCCTTATGGATTGCATAACTGTAATCCAATGTCCAGTCCCCATTGCAATATTTTACAATCTCTGGGTATGGTTCTTTTCTATCGCAAATATCATTCTCCCAAATCAGCTTGCCGTTCTTGTCTTTTAAGCCGGTACATTGGCAGATGGTGGACGGGTTGACTTCAATAGCATATATGTCAGCCTCCCACATATTTTCTTCCAAATAATGAACTCTTAATATATTTTCATTGTCGCTTATAAGAATTACGGTTTTTCCTTCGATTTCAAAAGGAACTCCATATACCCATTCTCCATTATCAACTCTCTTCGCCTTGAATAAATATCTATCTTCCATGTTCTCTCCTTTCGGTGCTTATTTGACTATGGATATATTCTTCTTCATTCTTTCCTTTTCACGCTTCTCTTTTGCTTCTGTATAATGGCTTTTCAATCATTTTCTTCACCTCTCAATTCTTCGAAATAGAATTTTACATCGTCAGACACATACTTAACGATTCCAAACCGCTCCGCCACTTGATAAGGTATGCTGTCACGCATAAGCCTTTTATGTATTTCTGAAAGATACTTTCGAAATCCCTCGACATCTAAAGTGGCTTTATAGTGGTTGCAGCTCCTACAAGCTGGCATGTAATTTGATATATCATCTTCCCCTCCAATTCTAAGCGGCTTTGCGTGATCTACCTGCATATCCTTATATTCGATCTCGCAACCGCAATAACCGCATCTATGGTTACATTTTTCATATACTAAAAGCCGTATCTTCTTTGGAATCGATTTTCTCTTGTTCATCACTATGCATCATCTCCTCCTTTTCGCCCGCTCCACAACTTCCTGCTTCATATCCAGGTAATTGCTCAGAGCATCCTTCTGTTTTCTAATACACTCATTTTTCTTCCGTTGCTCCGTGGCGAATGCTTTCTCGGATGTTCCAAGTCCGCCACATCTTTCAAAACATTCTGGATAGTAGTAGTCTCCTTTATTATTCTTTGTCAGTCTACTCATCGTACACCACATCCTTACTTACTTTCTTGGCAACCTTGATGGTGTCCTTATTCGTCTTGCTAACCGTAACCGTAACTCCACGTCCGTTATTTACTGTTATCTTTGCTATGTTCCGCCGATCGACCAGCTCCACACACTGTTTCAGATATTCACACACCTTTTCGTCTGTCTCATGGATTGCCAGCTCAATATTGTCCTTTGCCTTCTCCTGCCGTTCTCTCGCTCTCTGATGGATTCTCGCTCCTTGACAGTCGCACATCATGATTGCCTTCTCCTCTGCCTGCTCATCTGGTATCTCTTCGCCAAATAGTACAAGATTTCTGCAATATTTGCATATTTCTCTATTTGCCATTACGCATCCTCCTTTTTGCTCTCTTTACACATTCCTGTTTCATATCAAGATACTCACTCAATGCTTCTTTCTGTTTTCTTATACATTCATTCTTTTTTCGTTGTGTCTCTGTGAATGCTTTATACTTCCCGCATACACTGTGACAACCAACTTTCCTGTCTACGCATTCCTTACATGGACAGTTTTTCACAACTTCCACTCCTTCCACTACCTATTTTTGCGCAAAAAAATACCAACCATCGAATAATGATGGTTGGTATTTTTATCTTCTATCCTCTGCCTTCTTTTCTTTGCTTCCATTGCATCTATAGAAAATGTCTATATGATTTATAGATGTGATGTCTTTTATCCCCTGTTCTATTTCAAAATGTTTTATATTGACATATTTCCTTCCATGCAACGGCAAAATACAACTCTGATTTTGATTCATATATGCCACATCCATAAAACCATAACCATTACTGATTTTTTCATTGCTCATCTGTACTCGATATATTCCTCTATCAGTAGTAATTTCTGCATGCCAATCATAGATACTGGCAGGAATAAGCTTTGTATTCATGCATTCAATGTTTACATATATATCTATGCTATCTAATGTATTTCCTTCCCTATTCAATGTATATGAACTATTCAAAAGTATAACTCTCGTTTTTCCACAATGCTGCTTTCTTAGTTCTACAAGGCTTGTAAATAAAAAGGTTAAACATGCCCCTACAATTGCACCTTCTAATGCTTCACTAATACACAATATCAATTTTATAATTCTCCTAACGTACAATGTTATAAAAGCAGTATACCACTCCAACCATCACTATTCAATTTTCAAAGTTCGACAAATTTCGACGCTACGCAAACATCATCAACTGTCCATTTGCTTCCTCTGCAACTCTCATATTTGATGTTCTTCTTGCAACACACATTTCCGGAAGATTTGCTCTCACAAGTGCAGCCGGTATCGGTGGGCATACTGCGTTACCGCATCTTCTTACCTGCTCCGTTCTCGGATATGTCTTGCCAGTATAATCATGATCAATAATGTAATCTTCTGGAAATCCCTGACATCCATATAACTCTCGTGGTTCCAACATTCGAAGTCCGATATCCACAATCTGATAATCAACACCCTCAATCGTTACAAGACCAAATCTATCCTTTGTTGTAACCGTGTCTAATGGTTGTTCAATGTCCTGTCCGGTAGCATCACCATAGTATTTAATCAGAAATGCCCGGACTTCTCCAAAATGCCCTGCAGACGTTGTAACTGTATGTAACGGCTCTCTTTCATCTTGTCCCACGCCTGTCTTATAGAACTTGCTTAGAAATGATGTAACCAGTCCGTATCGGTTGGAACCATCAACTGTCATGATCGGATCTCCTATAGTCTGTCCCCGCACTTCTCCCTGCGCTGTCTCAGAATGATACTGGATCAATGTGGGGCTGATAAGACACTGTTGATTGCCTGTTGTGATCGTATGTATTGGATCTGTACAGTTTCCACCCGAATGATTTGTTGTGTTGGTTCCCATATATGGTGCAAGTTTCGGTTCCACAACTCCATACCCATGTTTTCCTGTAATAGTTGGCATCGGCTCACGAATGTCGTTCGGTCTACGCTCGCCACCATGATTACACTGAATGATAAAAGGTTCCGGATTATCTATCACAAATTTCTTTAGTCCTCTTGCAATCCGTTCCATCGTCTTCGGAGCCAGCGGTCGTACCGCCCGGATACCATATTTTTCTTTAATCTCTTCAGAAGTGTCAAAAATGCTCGGACAAGGCAGGCTAAAATCAAGTTGCGAGTATGCTCCAACATAAGGTTTAAGCAACCCTGCCTTGACTTCCTCACTGTCCGCCGGTGCATGTGTAGGCTCTGGCCATATGATTGATTTTCCATCGCAACGTGCAATCATAAAAAATCTCTTTCGCATTGTTGGAGCTCCATAGTCCGCTGCCACAAGCTCCTTAAATTGCACTTCATACCCTAACTCTTCAAGCTGTCTTACAAATTGTTTGAAGGTCTTGCCCTGCTTGTTCCTAATTGGGTGATGCCGCCGGTTTAATGGTCCCCAGGTCTTGAACTCTTCCACATTTTCAAGCATGATCACTCTTGGTCTTACAAGCCCCGCCCACCGGCAGGCAACCCACGCAAGACCACGAATATTCTTGTCTTTTGGTTTTCCACCTTTTGCCTTACTGAAATGCTTACAGTCCGGCGAAAACCAGGCAAGTCCTACCGGATTTCCTTTACATGCTGCGATCGGGTCTACCGCCCACACATTCTCGCAATAATGTTTAGTTCGTGGATGGTTGGCTTTGTGCATCTTAATCGCTTCTGGATCGTGGTTGATTGCGATATCTACGCTATACCCAGTCGCCATTTCAATGCCTGTTGACGCTCCACCACCTCCGGCAAAATTATCTACAATAAGCTCTCCATGTATCACTCCATCACCCCCGGCATAAAATCAAACAGTGTAAGCTCGTCCATCTCGTTTTCTGCTGCCTGCAGATACCCGACACCATCTCTGAAATAATCAGGGTTCAATTCGCAACCTTTCCCGAAGCGGTGCATCTTAACCGCCGTCATTGGTACCGTCATAAGTCCACCAAACGGATCATATACGACATCTCCCGGATTGCTGTATCTGTTGATGATTCGCTCCACAATATCAAGTTGAAGCGGACATACATGCATCTGAGCACGTCTGCGGCTCTGTGTCGTGTTAAGCGTCCGCATCCGGTTGATATCATCCCATACCTCAAGTTGGTTCCATGATCCCGGAGCAACCACCATGAAAGTAGCCGGCAGTCTGCCGTCCTTATCAAGCTCTTTTGCAAACTTCACATGCTCTTCATAGTTGTAAACGCTCTCTCTGCTGTATTTTCTGTATGCTTTCTGCAGATTATCCACCGATATCTCTTTCAGCTCATCCTTACTGATCAGACGATTGCCCGATGATCTCCAATAGCCGTGCGCATCTATCTGCCACTGTGCTCTTGTGTACTCTTCCTTGCTCTTTGATACCGGATCATCTGCATATGCTTTGCTGTGATCCGTTGGGAGCTTTCGAAACAACAAGATATATTCCGGGCATCCTACCCCCATCTTGGTACCGTCCTTGCACTGTTCAGACCAGCCAAGGCGGTATGTCTGGTTATTCTCTCGTACAACATCCGTCACAACAGTGATCATGCCGAAATACATAAACCCATGTTTCATGTAATGTTCGATACAATCCGCATGAAACGGCTCGATCGTCGGCATCCCAGTACCAGTTGCATTTCCAAAAAGCACCCTGTCCTTAACATGTACTGCTGCCACTCTGCCCGGTTTCAGCACTCGCAGAAGTTCCGGTGTCAGGTAGTCCATCTGTTCAAAGAACAGCTCTGTATCCTGATTGTGTCCAAAGTCGTTATAATTTGCGCTGTACTCGTAGTGATTGCCGAATGGTATCGACGTATGTATCAGATCAACGCTGTTACTTGCCATGACACGTGTCTCCTCCACACAGTCACCATATACCGCTTCATAGTGATTACCTCGCACGGTTCGTTCTTCTCTTGTTCCTTCCACTCCCATCTTCCTTTCCAATCGTTCAGCTTTGTTCGCTGAATTAAGTCCATACTTCTTCACGATCTCAACCATCCGCTGGACCATGTAATTATGATTCTTCCATTTCTCCAGCAATGCTTCCTTGATCTGCCGCTCGTTCTCCATGTAGATAATGTCAATCACAACCGGCTGACTCTGCAAGAATCGGTAACATCTGTGGATTGCTTGAATAAAATCATTGAATTCATAATCAATACCAAGGAATATTTCCCGGTGGCAATACCGCTGGAAATTACACCCCGAGCCGGACAGCGATTTCTTTGTTGCAAACAACCGTGTCTTTCCATTTGAGAAATCAATTACACGCTGTTCTCTCGTCTCATAATCCATGGATCCATAGATATCAACCGTCTCTGGCAACGCCTTCTTGATTGCATGGCGTTCACTCTCCAGGTCGTGCCACAACAAGAAATGATCATCCGGCGAAGCATCTACAATCTCCTTCATCTTCTGTACCCGGATGTCTATGCTGTCCCGCTTAACTGCTGCCGCTTCTTTCAATCCTTCTGCCGCTTCCTGAAAGAGCTGCATCTGTCCGTCCCTGTCCGCTGTATCTCCGTAATGAATCGGTATCTCATGCCATCTGACATCAAGCGGTGGCAGATCGTATCCGACATCTGAGTAGTCAGGATTGAGATCAGACGGCTTTGTAACGAACAGCGCCCAACTTGACACCCACAACCAGAATTCATCTTCCATATTCGGATACAGCGGCAGGTTGTTTGCCGTTGTACTATCCCGCTGGAAGAATCTTGTCAGTGCCTGTCCGGTGTCCATGACTTCCAGATATCCGGCATAGTGTATAAGCTCCTTGTACTTATTCGGCGATGGTGTAGCCGTGGCTACAAGCTTATACGGAACGTTCTTGAATTTATCCAAGAATGTCTGATATGTCTTACTTCCAAAGCTCCGGAGTACACTTGCTTCATCCAGTGACGTTGCTACGAAGTACGCTGGATCTACATCACCATCTCTCACTCGCTCATAGTTCGTCAGTACGATCTGACTGTCACACGCCTTGACCTCATCCATCGTCCGGCAATATTCCGGCTTCTCATATCCAAGCAGTTCCACGGCATCTCTTGTGAACTCC